ATCCATGTCCATTGTTTGTGAGTTAACACGAACAACGTTGACCAAGTTCTCGAATGTTTGATCCAAGTAACCAAGTGTACCGAGAGAATTAGTATCACTGTCTGTACCACCGATTGTTGAGAAGTAATCGAACCTTGATTTATCAAGATCAATTCTGTATCTACCGCCAGGTGTTGAACCTTCACTATCGTATGGTTTCGATGTTGTACCAATAATACCAGATGCAGACAACATTGCGTGTGGTGCCAAAAATCCTCGGCCTTCGAATACTGCAAAGTTAGTACCTTCAATAGAAAGAGGCATATTATTAAATGATATCTCTGCGTTTTTACTTTCAATAAGAACTGAAGCACCAACATACATTCCGCCTGGATGTGCAAACAACTTATACATGTCCATCCAGTCAGCGGATGATATACCAAGTTTTATGAGTATTCCCCAAAACTGATATATTGTATCGTCTGTTATATACAATCCAGATTGAGGGCCTATTGCATCTCCAACTTTCATTACCAAATTTTTACCATAAATGATCTCTGGTGTCTCACCAAAGAACAATCTAAAGAAACGTTCTATACCAAACTTTGTACCTTTTGATCTATAAAAGTTATTGGACAATTCAGAACCAACACGTTTATCAATCGCACCACCAGCAGTCTGATAACTTTGGCCTAAAAGAAGTTCGTCTTCAATAAAACTAACGTTCTCTATATCCGTTTGAGTTATATCTCGAAGTGTGGGTATATTTGCTAATTGATAACCAAAGTTCCTGTCACTATCCCATCCATATGTTACCTGGCCAGTTCCAGCAGAATCCAGTTCCTTTTGTCTCTGAGAATAAACTTGTTTTCCTTTAGTAGAAAAACTGTGATCAGAGTCTAGAGTATTATAGTATGTCTCAAGAAATGATATAAGTTTAGGATGATCTGTCTTGTAGTAATCGGGAAGAACATCTCTTACTATACTACCAGTCAGAGATATCTCTCGTCTGTTTAGATCTTTGAGGGTACGATCACTCATTTTTAATTATCCGCTGATACTGATACAGGAGTTGTTACTGATTCACTTGTGTCATAATGTAATATGTCATTTCTTAGTGGTGATATTGCTGATTGATTGGCGGGTAGAATTGATAATTTAATATCTCCACCACCACCGAGGAGACCCGAAGGTCTGAATGAAACAATACTGACTGTTCGTTTAGTTGCATCATAACTACCTATGTTATCCACAACTACAACTCCGTTACCAGCGTTGATAACTTGTAGTTTATTACTTGAATACCCAACTCCGTTTGTTGCATAAGTTTCATTAACAATTCTACATGTCACACCATCTATTGTAAACAATCCAGACCTAACAACAAAAGTTTCAGCCGTTGGAGTGTTAGATATAACAGGTTGTGCAATGTCAGATGGGAATGTAAGGGTAAACGTGTTATTAACGTTTATGACCGCAGTAATTCTTTGTTGCATTCTTATGACTGCACGAGATGAAAGAACAGCAGGACTTACTTCGTCAACTAAAGTTAACAGATTAGACCTACGGAATGATTTACCAAATTTTCCTAATGTTTTTGCAAAATAACTAGACACTTCGGTGTTGATCAATGCTGATATCGCTTGAGAAGTTAATGATGTCAATTGTGGATTGATCTGATAGAATATATCAGCTTCGACAAATGTATCAACTGGATCGGTGAATTCTATATTAAACGATACAACTGCAAGTTGATTTACCAAATCAATTATTGATGATTTGGTGTCTGTCTGTTTTTGTGCGGTAACATCATCTTCGAAATCTATTGATGTAAAGACTGTACCAAATTTAGGATTATAATCGTCTTCGCCACCCCATGACACAATATCGTTTATGAGTGTTGAGAAGTTACGTAGAATAATAGATGTATAGTCTTCGGGTGTAACCATTCTGTTTTGTGTCGCATATTGGAATGGTGCATTCTTTCGAATTGATTCTATGCTTTCTCTATCATCACCACCAACAGATTTTCCTGGAACAGATGCTGTAAGAGAATATGCAGTTCCAAGGACAGTGACTGTACTTGTTGGTGTATAAGATGTCGCACCGTTTGCATCTTTGCCATGAGTAGAAATATATTCAACTTCGATTGCGTTTCCTGCCTGTGGTGCTTTACCAAGAACACCAGCAGTCTGGCCAGATGCAACAGAACCAAATGACAAATGGTAGTATCCGTTAGGGGCTTCTTTTAGAATGTAAATAGTAGAATTTGTATTAATAGTCGTGGCGTCGGTTATATTTGTATATACAGTATTTGTAGTTGCACCATATGAATCATAAACTCTTACAATTGCTGTATCACCATCTAGGTTTAAATCTGGAATGATATATACGTCTGCTTCATTGTATTCACCAACTAGGAATGTTTTAATTTTGGTTGTTCCTTCGAAGATAGGAATTACCGAACTGTCATTTGCTGTTTTGAATACGTATTGTCCAGTTCCATTATCCGCCGCAGTAAATATTTCCTTTGTTTGAAATGTATATGTGATATCATCAACTGCCGCAGTAAGTTTAGAAAATGCAGGAAGATCTATTGTAGCAGGCCTACCACTTACCGCCGATAGATCAACTGATATCTGTGCTGTACCTTGTGATGAAGTCTTACTATCAGGGATATATCCAATACCAGTAGCAAGTGACACAACACTTGATCTAAGTTGTGCAGTACCAAGGAATGATTCGTTTAAGGCAAAGTTAGTTGTTAAACCATTGATGTGCGTATTGTATGCAAGAACGTCAAGTATGTTAGACAATCCTGATGCTTCAAAATCATAGTCTTTGAATTCTGTTTGTGATCTCAGGTAATCTTTTAGATTCGCCTTGATGTTTATAAAGTCTAATGCGGTGGATTTTATAGTTGTTGCCATGTTATCTTAACCTTGCCAGTACGATTGATAGAGATACTTCCTCTTGTGTGTTTACTACTTGAAACGTGATAGATACATCTACTGCATTGCGATCTGGATTTGAGTTTGCTACAACTTGTAATGTTCTCGCTCTTGGTTCAAATCTATTAATTGCAGATGCTATATTATTTTCAATTTTCTCTTCTGCGTCTACATCCGCTAATTCAAATAACAAGCCTTGAATATTAGCACCAAAACTTGGCATAAATGGTTTTTCTGCGAAGTTAGTCATAACCAAATTTTTAACTGCTTGTTTAACGGCAGATGCTTCTGTTTTCTTAAAAATCTCGCCACTTACCGATTTACTGGTAAACGTAAGATCAATGTCTTTATATTGAACAGACCGAGATCCAATGATCGTCGATACACTTGGATTTCCGTCTTCTACTGCAAATGCTTTGGCCATATTCTTCTCTTTTAATATTTACCTTTATTTATACCCGAATTGCAGGTACTATTGACTTATCCACTTTACCTAGAAAATTTATATCAATATAATCATCTATACTAATTTTGCCATTTCGTAAATTTGCGGGAGGTTTTTGTGGAAACTGTGTTGGATAGAAATGTCCAGAATCTCCTGGAATGTCATTATGCATATTAAATTTATCCATAGATCTCCTCATCCTTCCAGTGTATTCCTCAAGACTTCCAGGTTGAGTGGACGATCCAGTTTGCCATACACCATCAACATATATTTGGACATCTATTGCACTACTGTAATTGTGCCATGAATTACCACCAGCTGCACCTACACCCGATTTTTTCATTTTATTTGACTCTGAAAAGGATCTGAATGCCCAGTCTATTTTTACGTCCCTTAAATCATCTTTGTTCAATGCTAGGTAATCTATAATACCTTTTGCCATTTGTGATCTAATATGAGGTTTCAACTCATTTATTTTTTGTGCAAGAATTATACTAAATCTGGCAGAGTCAGAAAAATCAGCAGCAGTATATATTATACCTTTACCTTTGTCTGTATAAGACACAGGAGATATAATATCTTCAACAGTATCCAAAGTTACTTCAACCAAATCTGAGTTTGATTGGACACTACCATTCCAGATAGTTTCTAGTTTATAACCAGCAAGTTCTTTTATTCTGTAGTCTTTATCAATCTTCGGCATAGTCACAATAATCTGAGTATTGATCGTCTCTTCTGGCTTGTTTTTTGTTGGATTAGGTTCTATTGTATCGTAGTCCAACGTAATCTTTTCGTATACACTTAATTGATCTGAAAGATAGGCTGCGAACTCATATGAAACATCGGTTACATTTCTATTTTGTTCGTCATATAATTCGTATGTAATCGCTTGACCATTTGTTCTAAGATCTGGTATACTTCCTTTAGTTGGTTCATTGTCACCTGTCCATGCATAAGTGCCCTCTGTAACAACTATTTTATGATTTTTAAATCTACCTTCGTTGTTTCTACCTAGTTTTAAAACTTCTGTTTGAAGTAACAACTGTGATGCTAGTCGAAAACGTTCATCAAATGTCGCCAAATGATTTAATGTTCCCGAACCATTTTCTCCAGCAAGGAATGTAGATATAGGAATTGCCGCTGCTAATAGGGTTTTTGATGTAATCATGTTAACACCTCGCGTGGGGTCTAATGCATTAGGATCGTATTTGGGATCAGGTGAATAACTTTTTAAGTTTCTTTGTCCACTAACAAGGTTCGTGTTTGCACCGTAACCCATTGTTTCATATGGAAGATATGCTGAATTTCCGTTTGTTACTCTGCCGATAGATGGTGGAACTTTTTGAAAGTAATTATCTGATAACAATCCTTCTTCTATCAACGATTCTAAAAACTTTGAATTGCTTGCCTTTACAGGATCTTTCAACGCTGCTCTTGCGGTTCTTACTGTGTATTTTGTCTTGGTAAATTTCTTCAATAATGTATCACTCGCATCGATTGATATTTTCTTAATACCTCTTGGATCTCCACTTAAATGATCTTTAATAGAATCGTCACTTGGGCCTTTACCGTCACGTTTAAGATTGGTATCAACATCCGTGATCGTAAATCCTAAACTAGAACCAGCGTGCGGTGCAGAAGAAGGGTGATTTCCAGCTGTATTTGCGCTCATTGCTTCTAGTGCAGTACCTTGAAGATCACCGTGGAACGTAGGTGCAGTTACACCCTTGTCAAACTTCGCACTTCGACCATAGTAATTTAATCCGTAGAAGAAACTTGAAGCACCACCGAAGATACCTTGTTTCAATGCAATCTGTCCTTTGACACCAACAATGTCTATTTGTGGTGCAGTATATGCGATCTGTTGTTCTGATGTAATCTTAGAGTATCCAGTTGCACCGAGATCAAAATTACCGCCTATAGAAAAACTTGTATCGCCTTTGATTATATTGGTGTCTTTTCCAAGCACTGTGGTAGTTCTGTCTTTTACTGTAGTGTCACTTCGACTTCCTTGTACTTTAGAACCTTTGTTTCCAGTGATGTCTTCTCTACTTGATCCGAGAACAGTCTCTTTCTTCTCACCACCAACTTTTAAATTATAGTCTCCACCAACTGCCAAATCAAAATCACCAGTAGCATCTATCTCTAGATTCTGACAGGATATCTTTAGATCTCCTTCAATGAGAAGTGCGTCAGTTCCACCGACTTGAGTAATACGATTGTTCTTGGTTGACATGACCATAGTACCATCAGACTGAAGACAAAACCCAGAACCATCTCTGTGTTTTATCATAATAGATTCATTACCGATAGTATCATCAAATATCATAAGATGGCCAGACTTTGTTTTTCTGACACTTACGTCACCATATTCACTACCAGAGGATGGTTTTTTATAAAGATCTTTGATATCAATATAAGGATCTCCACCACGTATATCAATAGTTTGAATGTCTTCGCCTGTAACAATTTTATTGAGAGATGGTTTATAGTGATACTCTGCGGTTGGCATTTCACCAGAAGGATCTGAAAATCCCATTCCTATTTTTTTAGTTTTTCCTGTGGATGTATCTATTTTATCAGTTTTAAATGTATCAGCCATTAGTTTGCTCCAACTTTAGGTGTCGATATTTCTTTATAAGTCTCTGCAATCATTTCACCCAATGTTAAAAACTTTTTATCTACAGTCGGTTCACATGTGTTTATTTTATCCATTGAATTAAATATATAGTTATTGACATCAAAACCAGGCCCCTGACTAACACCGTTATCTAAATCGTTTTGGCCAAATACATCTCCGCCTGGAAATACTGTATACCACGCAGTAATTATTTGATTCAAAGCAACCAACTGACTTCGGTTAATTGAACTTGCTGTTAATTTTCCTTCTGATCCATCTGTGGGTTTTGTTTCGTTATATCCTGCAACAAAACATACACTCACACTTAATGGTTGAAATTCTAAATAAGTGTGTGTTGATATTTCATGGATTGGAACACCAGTCTGAATATCACCATTCTTTTTGATTATAAAATGATATGGTTGATTCGGATAACTGTGTGCAATATATTCTCTATTTATTTCCCTTGCACCTACGTTGAACGCATCAGAGTAGTGACCACTCCAATGAAGTAACATTGTAGATAAGTCTCTTTCACACGATTGTATATATTTTATCATTTCTTCACGTGATCTTAATACAGCAAATGCATTGGGTTGTCCCACTTCACTCGATGAAACTTTGGCACCAAGTTGTGTATCTGTTTCTAGTGAATTAGATACGTCTGCTTTTGTTTGTTGTACTGCAAGTGTTGTTTTAGATATATCTGATTTGTATCTTGCCATCTCTACATTATCTCGATCGACCAGATCGATTGTGCCTATAAAAATTTCTACAGATTCTCTAGTCTTATTGGGTAATGGAATGTTATGTTTAACCGCAGTTGTTTGTAATGATGCTGGTATTTCGACCATATTAACTGCTTCGTTTAATGCACCAATCGTATCGTCCTTTAACAACTTGTTGGTGATCGACTCTAAAATATTCTCTGGAGCGCTAAGATTGATTTGCCTAACTCCATTCGTGACAGAATAACTTTTATGTTCTGTCAAATCTTTTAAAAAATTACCGCTAAAGAACTTTCCCGTCACACTACCGAAACTTGTTCCGAGACCACTGAGAGCTGTTACAAGTCCTTGAATACCTTTGTCTTCTTGCAAATCTTGTGATGCAGACAATGCAAGATCTTGAAGATCTCCAGATGCAAGGTTTTTCATTGCTGGTCCGAAGATTTCCATTGTTTTACCAGTGACAGATGCTAAGGCAAGACCCAATGCTTCTGGTGACGCATCGACTATAATATCATGTAACAAAGTTGATGCAGATTTCATAATAGGTTTAGCGCCTGAGAAAAGGTTACCGATTTCATCACTGTCAAAATCTAATTCAGCGATCCGTGTTGCTCCATCAGATGAAATAACTTTAACTAAATTTTCAGTGGCACCTGGCATATTTTTTCCCACTTTCGCAACTACAGGCCCTAATGTGGCAACTGCTCCTTCGGCAAGTGTCATCACCTGAGATTCTAATCCTATGATACCACCAGCACTGTCGCCTGCATTTTTTCCTAAATTAGCAACAGATTTTGCTGCTTGACTCGTAACAAAAAGATTAGATGTTGCAGTCTGTAATCCACTAAAGTCTATACCTCTGGTTGTGGTATTCATAAATTCTGATAATTCTCTTGAGGAAATACTCATTACGCTGTTACCTTCGCACTTGTAAATTGTTTGTATATACGTTCTGCATGATGTACTCTTCTATCTTCGTGTAGTCTTCGGTTTATTTTTAGATTTTGTACAACATATTTACTTGGTATTTTTTTACCGTTATTTGTTTCATACACATTTTTCTCATACCTGTGTTGCCAAAAGACTGCTGCATCTGCAACATTAGTTATGGTTTTGACACCCATTGCACTTTTGTATTCACCCGCCAGTTCCGCCATAACCCATTCTATTTGACATCTAAGAGTCAAAAATCCACCATGATGTGAATTATCTGTTGCAAACTGTTTTAGGCCTACGAGTCTGGTGTCTTCCCATTGTGCAAGACCCCTCGCACCACTGCCTGTGTTATGTCCTTCTGGATCTAAATCCCCAAATGAATCACCACCGCTTTCTACCCAGAAATTACCCAACATAGCAGCAACAGCGACAGGTGGAAACCCATATGCAGAAAAATTATTCCATGTAATTTCTAAATTACTAATACCAGCAGTGCTACCGACTGTTGGATAGTATGCTGCTCCAATGCCTTGACTTGTGTTTTGAATAAGAGCGCCTGGAATTGGATTAGATATTATATTGTCAACTTGTTCACGGGAAGGGACTTCTACCTTTGGAATACTTCCTAAGACCAATGGTAATTGTGATGTTGGGCCATCAAGGAACATACCAAAGACTTGTGCCCCTACCATTAGATTAGGATTTGCACCAAAACCTGACACACCTTCTTCTGTAGTGGGAACTAATACTTGTGCGTGTGGCAAATCGGCAGTTGATATTTCACTGGCATCTCCATGTACACCATGAATTCTTACCTTAACTCTTCCAAGTCTAGGTTTATCAGAACCAGTTTCTTCAACCACACCTATGAACCAACGCATAGTGTCACCGTAAAATGCTTGTCCAAATGCACTCATACCAACATCCCCAATTTAACACCCATTAAATTTGTTTTGTGTTGTTCATTTTCGTCGAAAACATGTCTTGCTGCGTAAATCAAATATTTACCAGATCTTTTTTTATCTATCATGTCACCATCAGTATCAGCAGCTGTATTATTTGCAATGTATATAAAGTCAATATTTTCACCCAAAGATCTATTCTTTTCATCTAGTAAATATGGTAGTCCAGGAACAGTGATATTTATAGAAGATTTATTTAATAATTTTTTAATCACTCTTCGGGTATTGTCAAGTTTTAGAGATGCTTTATCAAATTCTTCGTAGATGTTTTTCCAATCATTATATGTGTTGTTTGAAATAAGACGGTGAAAGTTTCTATTGTTCATTTGTTCTAAAGCCGATCCATCTTCCATTTCGTAAACACCAGTTGTAACTGATGGTTCAATACCCTTCGGTAACATCCCAATGTCCTCTAATGATTTGTATGTATCAGATAAATTGTGTTGAAATGTTTCACTCTGACCACTTCCCATATCCGTGATAGTATGTTTTGAACCCATAGAACCATTCGATATTAAATCGTATATACCCTCACTGCCATGTTGACTACAAGCTTCTACATTAAAAATTTGTTCTGAACTGATTGTACCACTCGTTGATGTAAGGTTTGCTGTAGCATATGTGTAGGGAAGTTTATTCCAACTCTTTCCTCTTGACATTTCATCAAATGATCTTAATTGTAAATTTTTATCTTTAATTGTTTTGAAAAGAAAATATGGTACACCGTCCGACGTTGACATTCTTTCCAGAATCCATGCACACGCTTGATAAGGATTCATATAAGGTATAATTACCTTCATAGGTGATTGTGAACATTTTACCGCTGGCATATCCACATCAACGCTAAGGTGATCCTTACATATATTTTGAATGATTTGTTCTGGTGAACCCTGATAAGATTTACTAAACTGATTGATCATACTATTGAAAGCAGTTTGTTCTATAATTCTAAAGTCGATCATTTCAACTTGGTCACCGACTTTTTGTGTACCCTTTACATATTGTATAACAAATTTTAAAGTTACTGGAACTGCATCCAAAGATGGTTGAGTCAATGTAATCAAACAAAGTTCTGTACCATTTATCTTAACACCATCATAAAATCTCATATCATCACGCATGATAACATTGCCAGTTAGATAAGGTTTGTCTAAGTTCTCAAAGATTTCAAATATAGAAATACTGGTTGTTACGTCAATAGGTTTATTATGTCTAGGAGAACTTATTATAAATGATTCTAAAACAAAGTCATAAGGAGATTGTTGTTTTGTTATTGCTTCTGACATATAATCTATTCCTCACGGAGTAGTTTATTAAATTCTGACTGCACTTGTGCCGCTATTGCTGGAGTTAGAACTTTAATTTCTCTCAAGGCGTTGTTCCTGTTTTCGTAACGATTCCAATTAGTAATTGGTGTCCATAATGCACTAACAGAACCTGTGTCTACTCCACCAGCTGTACCTGTGTTCGGTGTGGGGAATTGCCATTCTCCCGTACTATCCTCATAGTGATGTATTGAATCGTACTGTGCTATGTCTGATATTGCAGCTGCTTTGGATGTTGCTTCTGCACCATCAGTAATATCTACAATCTCTTCACCAGTTGCCGATCCTTCAAAGTTATCTCCTGCTCGGATAATAAGTTGACCCATGTCAATATTTCTTTTGACAATCGTTCCAACCGTCGAAGATTTAGATCCACGAACTTCGGTGCCAGGTAATAGTATCTTTGAAATATCAGAATTAGTAGTTACAACCCTGTGTGGATAATCTTTTTTAACACGTGTATAAAGTTCTTGGATAGAGATTGGCCATCCACTCTCTCGAATATGTGTATTAAGATAATAGAATGTCCAATAGAAACCAACGTGACCATATATTTTAAATGAGAGAGTATCAGGACGTTCAAATTCTCCAATGTGATATGTGTTAAAAAACACAACGTCGTCTTTCAGCTCATCTAGTATACTGATATATACTCCAATGTTTTGAAATAACGCAGTGCTTTCTTCGTTACCAAACTTATAATTAGCTAAAGGGAAGTTTTGAAAAAAGTTAGACATTAGTATCCTCCGTCTCGTACATCAGCTTTGGTAAGCGCTCGTGTTTCTGTAAATGCTAGTGTAATATCCACCTGATTAAATTGTCCATCATTATGTAGCAAAGAAGATCCAGCGTTATACACTGCACCAAATGCTGTTAGATAACAGGGTAAAAATCTAACCCCCAAGTTGTCGTTGAAACCAGCGGTAACATCATTACTAATGATATCTGGCAGCTCTCTACGTTTATCTTTTTCCGCTTTGCTTATCCCACTTTTTAATGTTATTTTAAATCTATTAGGAAACTTATAACCAACTCTAACCTTCCCAGCAGATAACGTTGTTGGGTATAATTCTGTTCTGAACAATTTAACGATGTTATTTATTTCTTGGGCTTCTCTTGCAGTTGATGGTATTAAAGTAAAACTGAAAGAGAAACTTCTTAATGGAACATCTTTAAACATTGCCTTTGTATTAGGGTTTGTTGTAACTTTACTTGCGGCGGTCATACCACCTGCAACTGCTGCACCCTTATCACCCATTTTTGCTATTCTTTTTTGTGCAAGAATATCCGCCATACCAGCGTTCATACCAGAACCACCCATAAACGATTTACCTTCTGCCACCGCTGTACCTATTACACTGCCTGTAATTGCACCTAGAACATTGTTGCCACTGGACAACGCCATTTCTGCAACACCACCTAGTGTTCCTAATTGGAATCCTGTATCGTAACTAGCTGCGTCATTGATAGAGATTGCACGAGGTAGATAAAGACGCACTTCGTCAGTCGTTACGTCTAAGCTTAGATCGTGAAATGGTTCTTCGCCCACCGATCCATAAAAAGCAGCTTGTTTTTCCACCCATTTTTTGGTACGCGATGCTATGCTTGAGGTAAAGGATTTACCACCTTTTCCATCCACTCCCAAAGTAGATTCTTCCTCGTTTGTTACAACTTCTGGATCTGAGGTTATGTTTGTACCAACTCGAATACCCTTTTGTACCAAATCAGAAGTTGCTGCTCCAATACCACCATTATCTAAATTAGGAATAACGGCAAAAACAATCCTAGCAGGAAATTCTTTGTTGTTTAAGGGGTATTCAAATACCATACCAGCACCGTTCAAGTCGTTACTGACATTTGAAACATTTATGACTGTTGTTGCCAATTTTGTATTTGTAAACTTCATGACCATGAAAGTATTTCCTCTTATAAATATCGTTGAATCTATTTATAATGGAAATCATGGCGTATCGCGGAAAATATAAACCTAAAAATCCAAAGAAGTATGGTGGTGATCCAACCAACGTAGTTTATCGTTCCATGTGGGAACGGCACTGCTTCAAGTGGTGTGACGAATCTAGTAACATCATCAAATGGTCAAGTGAAGAAGTCGTTGTGCCTTATCTATATGAAATAGACAAAAAATATCACCGATACTATGTCGATCTAAAAATCACTTACCGTGGTGGTAAGACTGTATTGATTGAGATCAAACCAGACATCCAGACCAGACCCCCCAAGAAACCAGACAGATTTTCTCGTAGATATCTAAGTGAGGGATTGACATATATAAAGAACGTCAACAAATGGAAAGCAGCGAGATCATTTGCATCCGACAGGGGATGGGAGTTTGAAATCTGGACAGAACATACTCTAGAGAACATGGGGATCAAACCCAAGTCAACGAGAGCATTGAAACCACTGAAACCGTTAAAACCTTTAAAACGTCCTAAAAAGTAATATAAATAAAGACATGAGCAATTTATTTCAAAAACTAGAGTACGAAGCATTTCGTGCGGGCATCACACCGAGATCAAAAGAATCTCGTGACTGGTT